TTCAACCTCGTCCACATACCCGCCGGGTATGAGGGCAAGGATCTTGTAGCGGTCGACGGTGAGGTAGCCCATGAATGCGCCGTGTCGTGTGTGTTATGTCGACATCAACTAACAGACACGGCGACCGACCGATTAGGGTCCGTGTTAACCGATCGATCACCGTGCCCAAGTCACTTTGTAATGCGTGTGCGCGCGCGTGACGACCACTAAGTCGCCATGCACTTGTAGAGCAGATACGGATGACCCGACGACACGGAGTTGCGCCCAATGCAATGCCACTCGAGCTCTTGGGCGCGATCGAGTTGCGCCTGGTCCATCACACCGTAGTAGTTGATCTTGAACGGCTCGCGCTGCGTGTACAGCACAGCGCCGAGTTGCGAGCTGTTGACGTTCTCTGTCGCCAAGAACCACGTCGTGTCGTTTTCGAAGCCGGCGAGTTCGTCGACCATGACCGGCGTCGCATACCCGAGGGCTTTGATGATCGCTTCGACGTCAGCGGTCGCAACGCCCGCGGCGCCCGCGGCTTGCCCGAAAAACTTGGCGGAGGTGAGTTGCACCGCGCGCGGGTAGAGCCGCGGCGAGCACAAGATCAGCATCGGTCGCAGATACCGAGGATCCTCGCCGTTGGGCATCTTGATCGTCGCGAGATAACCCATCACCAGCGCGAGGTTCTTGAGCGCGGCATCGAGCGTTTGTGACTCATCGATCGGCACAGCGCCCGGATATGCACCGTTCACAGCACCCGTGAACACGTTGTCGTAGGTCCCGAGGTTGAGCGCAAACGGGTTGAGTGGGTGCGCCTTCGCGAAGTACGCGAGCTTGTCGTAACCCGTGTACTTCGTAGCGTCGTGACCATTTTTGAGGAAATGCGTCACGCGTTTCTGAGGCCAGTACTGCATGTAGGCCCCGATCTGCGTCGACCACTCCGACCCGAGGTTAAGCCCATCGCCGTCGGTATCTTCGAGCTGCGCGCGCCGGAGTTTGAATCCATCGCCCGAAAACGCCGTTTCGACCTCGGTGTAGGTGGCGACCAGATCTTCGAAATGGATGTTGGCACCCATCTTACCTTGATCCTTGATCGTGGCGGTCGAGAGTAGCCACGTCAGCACATCACGCCGCGCGCCAGTTGAGCGCACCTTTGTGATCTTGTTCCACCAGAGGTTGGGATTGAAACGCGCGTACTCTTGTTCCGTGAGCCGCTGCATTCGCGACTCGAAGTCCATCAGATACGTTGGGGTAAGCGCGGCCATGGTTCATTTCCTCCCGTGCGACGGGGTTTGTGCGTGTGGTGTCGACGGTGAGGTCGGCGGTGCGTGAGATGACAACGGTGATTTGGCGGACGGCGACGGCGGCGGCGCATCGCCCTCGCCCGCGTCCTCGGCGACGGCCTCGGCGGCGGCGGGCGCAGCAATACCAAGCCCCGGTACCTTTTGAACAGCAACGCCGTAGATCGCGTCGACCAACCAGACGCGACCAGCGAGCGAGCGCGTCGTTGCGGTCGCCGTCACCGTTTGATCATCTTGGACGTAACACACACCGCCGACCATCGCCGCGGTAACCGTGCCATCGTTGTTCCACCACACGACCTCGATTTCCATCCCGAGGTCGACGCTCACCGGTTTCTCGGCCGCCGACGCGTCGACCGATTCATCGAATTTGCCGATGTAGATCAGCCCGGCGGCGGCGGCGCCCGGTTTCACTTTACCGGTCGCGGTGTCGATCACCGCGAGCCCACCCTTCCAGGACTTGGTACCCGCGGTGAGCGGGAAACTGTGGTGCGTCCAGCGCTCGATGTGTGAAGCGCGTTCCATGTTGAGAGCAGTCATTTCGTACCTCGTGCACCGCCGGCCGCCGCGGGTGCGACGGGTGCCGGTGCTTCACGTGGTTTGTGCACGACGCCAAACTCCAGCGTGTTACGGTTTCTTTTGACGCCGAGCGTTGAATCGACGATGCCCATGCGGATGTCCATCTCGACGGCATCCGCACTGAGCGGCGAGCTGCCGAGGGTTTGGTCGCCTTGCCCGGCACCTCGCGTCGGTGCGCCGGTCGCAGCTGCACCGGGCTTTGGTTCGACGATCGAAGCACCACGCTTCAGGTTCTTGACCATGCTGCGCACGGTCGCGATCGGCGTCGAGTCACGCATGAGCTCGGCGCGCAACTCGCGCGAAAAATCCTTGCGCACGTTGAGCAACCGCACACGTTCATCACGCGTGCGGTTGCGAGTGAGCTCAGCCTCGAGGTCGTGCGCCTTGGCGAGGGCCTCGAGCGCGACGCTGCGCGTGGACGCTTGCGCGCCCGCGCCCGCCGCCGCTGACTTCTTGATCGGTGGCGCGTCGTCCGCGTCGTCGCCCTCGGCGTCCTTCTTGTCGTCATCGCCCTCGGCGTCCTTCTTGTCGTCATCGCCCTCGGCGTCCTTCTCGTCGTCGTCGCCCTCGGCGTCCTTGTCACCACCGCCTTCATCGGGCTTCGACTTCGGCTTGTCATCACCCTCGTCGTCGTCACCCTCGGCATCTGGCATGCCTTCGTCCATGGCAGCGAGCGCGCGCTTCGCAGCGGCCGCGTTCGGGTCATCGCCCTTTGCCGCCTTCTCGAGCGCGGCGCGGGCATCTTCGTAAGGAGTTCCCATACCGATCCTTTCCCCGCTCGCAATCCGCGCGAGCATTGCCTCAAACGTTGTGACTTCATCAATCAAGCCAACGCCGCGCGCGGCCTCAGCATGATAGACAGCTGCTTCCATCGCGGCGACTTGCTTCGCTGGGATGCCGCGGTACTCCTCAACCAACGCGAAAAACAATCCCGCAATCGCGTTCACGATCTCGCGCTTCGCTGCGAGCTCGGCATCTGTGATCGGCGCATCGACACGGCCGTCGACTTTGCGCGCGCCTGAGGCGATGAATTCCACGCGCACGCCTTGCGCGGCGTTCTGCGCCGAAAAATCATGCCGCGTTTCAATGACGCCGATCGATCCGATAGTCGCGGTGTCACTCGCACAAATCCACTTCGCCGCCGATGCAAGCGCGTAGGCGGCGCTCGAAGCGAAATCGCAATAGGCATAGAGCGGCTTGCCCGCCGCTTCACACATCGTGCGAAGCGCGCGCGCGGTATCGAAATTGCCCGAACACGCGCCGCCGGGAGAATCGATGCGCAATACGATCGCCTTTGCCGGCGACGCGCACGCCTCGGCCACGCGGGCCCGGATTGCTTCATACGAGTCGCACCATCCCTCGTCGTGTTGGTCGAGCGGTCCGCAAATATCCACGACGCAGACGTCGCCGATCAGCTCCGACTCGCGCGAGCTCGGGACGATGAACAACTCCAAGAACGCTTGCGGATCCACGGCGAGGTGACCGGTGCGCGCGTAGCGTTGCGGCGCCATGTTGGACCGGCGCTTCATGCGGCGACCTCGTAGTCATCCGGCTCGGCCGTGTCCTCGATCTCGACCTCATCATCCGTCACGTCACCATCGTCACCGTCGTCGCCGTCACCCGGTTCCAACGCATGTGGCGGCTTGACCTCAACGGGCGCGAGCAAGCGCTCAGCCGTCACGTCATCGAGATTGAACGCGAGCTGCATGAGCACAAGCGCGGTTTTCTTCGGCACCGCACCGGTCGCGACATTACTGATCAGCTCGGTGAGCGCGGTCAGTTGCGGCCCGTCGAGCGACGCCGACAGATCAACCGGTGGCACGGTGTCACCCGCCTCGCGCACCGGTTTCGTCGGCACCGCGAACCGGTCAGCCATCGCTTCCACGTCAACCGTGAGGTCATGCGGGTTGAGTGCCGCGGTGAGCTGCGTGATCGCCGCAGCAGTCGTCACGAGCGACGAGGCTTCCGAGTTGCGATCCTTCGGCGGCGTAACATCCCACTCCATCACGCACACTCGCGTGTCGACGTCATCGACGCCGTACACGAGCGCGACATACACGGGTATGCCTTGTGTATTGATAGTGTGCGCTAGGCTGTCAGCCGTTTCCTTGATCAAGTCAGCGCGGATCGTCTTGTGTATGTCGCTGTTTTGGAAACCGGCGCCGCCGTCGACCGTCACGGTTTGCCCGGCGATCGCGACGATCATGTCGGTATTCGCCTCGGCGATCGTCGTGTCGAACGCTTCCCAACCGCGACCGTTGGACTCGACCAATTTGACGTCATAACCCGGCGTCGCGGCGAAACACGTGTTGATGCCCCACGCCATCACACGGCGCCACCACTCTTGCTTTTGCTCCTCGGCCGCGCCTTGGGGCGAGACGGCGACGCGCGCGGGGTTCGCGAGCTTGCCTTCGTAATTGTCCTTGTGGAGCTGCGCGTGTTCCTTGCGAATGTAGTCGCGACCGATGCAGCGCCACAGCCCGTTTTGCCACGGCGACATACGACCGCCGGACACGTGCAACATCCACTGGCCGTCACCGGGCGTGATCGGAATCGCGCCGGCGATCGATCGGTAGTACCAACGGTTTTCGTTCCATCGGTAAAACAAGAACTCCGGATCGAGACGGCACAGCACCGGATACGCGCGTCCCACGACGGGCAAGAATTCGGCAACGCCCACACCGCACAACACGCCGTCGGCCGCGAGTAGCGCGAGCTCCGACGGCGGGAACATCTCATCAAACACCGAGCGCGCATCGTCAGCGCGATCGGTGTGCCCGGCCTCGAACGTCGCGACGAGCTCGGGGTCGCCGCGAAAGTGTTTCGGCAAACGGACGAGCCCGCCCGTGCGTGTCGAGAGCACACCCGAGAGCCGTCCGTCACGTCGGGCCGAGCGCATGAGGCGCGCCGCCGGTCCGAGGTCGCCGCTATCCGCGACGCGCTCGGCATACTCGAGGTCAGCGAGGTACCACCGCGTTTGTGACGTCGGGAGCGGTTGGAGCGAACCGCCGTTGTAACGGCGCATCGCTTCGACATCCTCGTCCGTCGGTCCGCCACCATACAACTCCGACGGCGGCGGCTGATACGCCGAGCGGCCGAGCAACTTTGACGTCGCGAGCTCGAGCGCAGCTTTTGCAGCGGCTTGCGTGACAGCTTGCGCGGCGGCGAGTAGACCCACACCGCCATGCTGGGCGCGGCTTGTTAGCTAGCGCAGCGAACTAATGCGGTCCGGGCGCGAATGAAGTCAGCTGACTATTCCACGCCTCGGGCGCAATCCCGTAGAGATCCGCGAGCTTGGCGCGGCTGGCCCGGCTCGGCTTTTTGATGCCGTTCACCCACTCCGATACGCACGACGGTGACACGCGGCAACGCGCCGCGACCTCGCGCGCGGTCGTGATCTGTAAGAGGCCGAGTAGCAGGCGGCGACCGCGGATCATGAAGCCTCGTTGCTCGGAAAACCTTCCGGCCAGCCCTTCAATCCCTCTAGATCAGTAGGACCAAACTCGCCGAACGCGGGTGGTAGCGGTTTAAGCACCGATGATACCAAGTCGTCGGGCAACCCATGATTTGTCACCTTAGCGTAGAGCGCCTCGTATGCGTTGCGCTCAGCATGAGCAAGCTTTGCACGAGCGTGGGCATCGGAGGCCATCACCGGCGAGGCTGAGCCGTAAACTTCCCGGCCGTCATCTGACGCGAGCCAATCGGCAAACTCCGCGTCCACGCGCGCTCGACGTTCGCGGTTGGCCGCGAGTTGATCAAGCCCCTGTAGTAGTGCTGCCAAAGGTTCAGCTTGGATCGCGAGTTTCA